AGGCGTTCGGCATCTTCGTGGACGCGGCGATGAACGGCGACCTCGTACACCTCGGGCAGACCTCGCTCATCGAGGCGTTGTCCGGGGCGAAGAAGCGTGACCTCACCGGGGGCGGTTCGTCGTGGGCGCGGCAGCACGTCGCCATCGACATCACCCCGCTCGTCGCTGTGACCAACGCGCTATGGGGCGCGGGGACCGCTGAGACCGCACCCGACTACGACCCGCTCTTGAGCATCTACTGACGTGGAGGACTGATGGGCTTGTTCTCCCGCCGTAAGAAGGCCGACGAGCGCGCCATCTCGTATAACGACGTCTGGTCAACGGGTGGCGATGTCACCTCGATCACCGCGACCACGATGGACTCGGCGCTCCGGCTGGCCCCGGTGTATGCGTCCGTTCGACTCATCTCTGACCAGGCCGCATCCCTGCCGCTGAAGGCGTACCGCCAGTCCGGTGAACTGCGTGAGCCGATGGCCGCTCCCGAACTCCTGCGCTCACCCGCGCCGGGTGTGTCGCTGTTCACCTGGAAGCAGCAGGCCGTCTCCTCGATGCTTCTGCGGGGTAACGCCTTCGGCTACATCACCGCGTTCTCCGGCACCGCCGCCAAGCAACTCGTGTGGCTCCACCCGGACAAGGTGCATGTGGACGAGTCCACGGGCATCCCGATCTACCGCCACAACGGGCAGATGCTCGACTCGTCCCGCGTCGTTCACGTTCCCGGCCTGACCGTTGCCGGCTCCTGCGTGGGCGTGTCGCCCATCGCTGCGTTCCGCACGGTCATCGAGTCGGGCCTGTCGGCGCAGCAGTTCACGCGCGATTGGTTCGCTAACGGTGGGCCGATTGGTCCGGGCTCGCACCTGAAGAACACCGAGCGCACCCTGACCGAGGATCAGTCGCAGGTCATCAAGTCCCGCTACCGCGCGTCGGTGAAGTCGGGTGACGTGATGGTGACGGGCTCCGACTGGACGCTGACGCCGCTCACGGTGAAGGCCGATGACGCCGCGTTCGTCCAGACCATGCGCCTGAACGCCACGCAGATCGCGTCCATCTACGGCATCCCGCCGGAGATGATCGGCGGCGAGACGGGCACGTCACTGACCTACTCGACGGTTGAGCTGAACTCGCTCAACTTCGTCACCTACACCCTGCGCCCCTGGCTGGTTCGGCTGGAAGAGGCGCTGTCGGCGGTCATGCCGCAGCCGCAGTTCTGCCGGTTCAACGTGGACGCCCTGCTCCGCGCCGACACCCTGACGCGCTACCAGGCGCACGAGATTGCCATTCGTTCGGGATTCCTCACCACTGATGAGGTCCGGCTGATGGAAGACCGCAAGCCCCTCACGCCTGAGCAGCAGGACGACAGCGGGAACACGACTGGAGGTATGGCATGAGCAAGCCCACCGAGCGCCGTTCGGTGCGCGGCCTTGTCGAGGTTCGTGCCGCTGATGGCGCTATGCGAATCGGCGGCTATGCGGCCAAGCACAACACCCGCTCACAGAACCTCGGCGGGTTCGTGGAGACCATCGCCCCGACATTCTTCCGCAAGTCCGAGGGTGACGGCTGGCCGGGAGTCATGGCCCGCTACAACCACGACGACAACATGCTCCTCGGCACCACTGATGCCGAGACTCTGCGCCTGAGTGTGGACGACACCGGCCTGTTGTACGAGGTGGACCTCCCATCGTTCCGCGCCGACGTGTACGAACTCGTCCAGCGCGGCGACGTGCAGCGTTCATCCTTCGCGTTCATCACCATCGAGGACGACTGGAGCCTGGACGAGAACGGCTTCCCGCTCCGCACGCTGGTCACTGGCCGCACCGTTGACGTTGCCCCGGTGAACACCCCCGCCTACATGGACACCTCGACCGGCCTCCGCACTCTCGCTGAGGCCCGGTCCATCCCCGTCGAAGACGTGGCGCGCATGGCCGCAGAAGGCACCCTTGCCGACCTGCTGTCCAAGGCCCCCACGGTCATCGACCTCGGCATCCGCTCGGAGCCGACCCCCGACCCCGCCCCACCGGAGCAGCCCTCCAGCACTCCGTCCGGGCGCGTCCAGCTCTTGCTGCGCGAGTTGGAGTTGAAGAACAAGCAGTAACGCGGCAGGTCTTCGCCACCGCACCCACCACCACCTAACCCCCGTGCAACCGCCGGGGGTTTCTGCATACCTGAAGGGAGTAGTCGTGAACGACTACATCAAGCACCTGAAGGAGCAGCGGGCGAACGCCTGGGAGCAGGCCAAGGCCCTGCTCGACACCGCTGCCTCCGAGAACCGTGACCTCTCCGCTGAGGAAGAGGTCGTCTACGCCCGCATGAACGAGGAGATCGACGCCCTCGGCACCCGCGCCGAGTCGATGCTGGCCGACGAGCAGCGTGCCCGCGAGACCGCTGACGCGCTGTCGAAGATCGGCATTGAGAAGCCCGCCCCGAACGCTGACGACTCGTTCCGCCGGTTCGCCAACGGCGAGACCCGCTCGTTCGAGGTCCGCGACCTGACCAAGGGCTCGGCCACGGCTGGCGGCAACACCGTCCCGACCTCGTTCGGCGGGATGCTGTGGGAGCACCTGATCGAGACCGCAGCGATTGCCGGTGTCGCCACGGTGTTCAACACCTCCTCGGGCGAGAACTTCGAGGTTCCCGTCACGTCCACGCACGCCACTGGCGCGCTGATCTCGGAAGGCTCCACGCTCACCGAGTCGGACGCCGCGTTCGCCAAGCGCACGCTCGGCGCGTACAAGTACGCCTACTCGTTCCAGGTTGCCTCCGAGCTGCTTGAGGACACGGGCGTTGACCTGACCGGGTACTTCGCGCGTCAGGCCGGCAACGCGCTCGGCAACGCCCTCGGTGCCGACCTCGCCACGGGTAACGGTTCGTCCAAGCCCTCGGGCGTGGTGCAGACCTCCACCCTCGGCGTGACCGGCGACGCATCGGTGGTCGGTGTCCCGACCGCTGCCAACCTGATCGACCTCTACTACTCGGTCATCAGCCCGTACCGCAACTCGTCGAGTTGTGTCTGGCTGTTCCGCGACTCGACTGCCGCGAAGATCCGCAAGCTCGTTGACAACTCCGGCGGCGCTGGTGTCGGCAACTACCTGTGGACCCCGGGTCTGGGCGAAGCCCCCGACACGATCCTCGGCAAGCGCGTCGTGATCGAGCCGAACATCGCCGCCACCGCGCTCAGCGCCAAGTCTGTTGTGTTCGGTGACATGAGCCGCTACTTCGTCCGCATCGCGGGTGGCGTCCGGTTCGAGCGTTCCGACGAGTTCGCCTTCCAGAACGACCTCGTGACGTTCCGCGCGATCCTGCGCGGCGACGGTGTTCTGGGCGACCAGACCGGGGCTGTCAAGCACTACATCGGCAACGCGGCCTGATCCGTTGCTCGACTCTCGCGCATCAGTTTCGGCTGGTGCGTGGGGGCCGATCAACGGCTCGAAGGGAACGCCATGAAGGTTGAGATGAAGGTGCGACTGTCCGGCACCGTGAACGGCCAGGACTACCCGCAGCGCGGGGGTGTGCTGGACACGACCGACGCTCACGGCGCGGAACTGTGCGCCGCTGGCCTCGCTGTGCCCGTTGTCTCTGAGCCCGCAGTGGAGCGCGCTGTCGCCCCCGAGGTGGAGAAGCGCACCACGCGCAAGCGCACCGCCAAGCCATGACGTTCCGCAAGTGCGCCGTCTGTGAGAACGAGTCACGACCGCACCCGAAGAAGAGTTGCTCGGACGAGTGCGCCGCAGAAGCCCTGCGCGCCAAGTCCCGCCGCCACTATCACCGCACAGCCAAGCCACGGCCCCCCTTGCCGCCCATGGATTGCCATGTCTGCGGCACGTCATTCACCCCGCGCACCAAGACCGCGCGCTACTGCTCGGGCGCGTGCCGGGGTAAGTCGCAGATCGCGGCGCGCACGGCAGTCAAGGGGTCGCGTTGCTGCTACAAGTGCGGCGTCGGTGTTCAGGTCGCACCCAAGACGCCGGGGCGAGTGGTCTGTAGCGACTGCCGCGCCGAGCCGCTCAAGGAGAACCAACGGCGGAACGAGCGCAACCGCACGCTGCGCCGGTACGGGATAACCCAGGACGACTACGACCGGATGCTCACGCTGCAAGGTGGGCGCTGCGCGATCTGCGCGACCGATGACCCTGGCAAGAAGTCCTGGTGCATCGACCACGACCACGGCACAGGGGCGGTACGTGGCCTGCTGTGCAGCCTGTGCAACGTCGGCATCGGGAACCTGCGCGACGACACGGACATCTTGCTTTCGGCGGTGTCGTACCTGGAGCGCCACAAGGCCCTCGCTCAGACCGGCCCGCTCCGCACCCTGCCAAACGCCTAATCGTCCCGCCCTTGGTGAAGGGGAAGTCACCTGGGGCGGGTCACAACATCTGAACAGAAGGAGGGCTCGTGGCTGAGTACCCGAATGCCGTACCGACACTCAAGTCGAAGGCAGAGATTGACGCCTCAAACGGTGGACTCGGTGGCCCTTCCGACGATGCAGTCTTCGGCGTCTCTGCCCTGGCGGGCAAGGCCAACGATGAGATCGAGGCCATCGCCACCGAACTCGGCACGAATCCCTCGGGCACCGAGGCGACGGTTGTGGCGCGGTTCAACGCGCTTGACGCGACGGTCGCTGCAAAGGCCGCTGACTCTGCCCTCACTGCGCACGTTACCGACACATCCGGCGCGCACGCCGCCTCCGCGATTTCCGTGGATGCCACGGGGTTCAACGGCAACCTCACCACGGGT